TTTGGAAGAGACTCGATTGTTGTTTATGCTGGCGCTGATTCTCCATCGACAATGGTTTTATCAGATACTATTTCAAACATTGGGTGTTTAGAAAGAGATGCTGTGGCATCGACTGGTAAAGATTTAGTCTTTTTGGACAGGTCTGGTGTTAGAAGTTTGTCCAGAACAATACAAGAGAAATCATCTCCAATAGGTGATATATCAAGAAATGTAAATAATGATGTTAAATCTAAAGCTAGTTTAGAGACTGGTAATATTAAAATGCACTTTTCTTCAAAGGATGCGTTTATTTTACTTGTGTTTCCGTCTCTTTCTACTACTTATTGTTTTGATACCAGATTTCCACTTCAGGACGGTTCATATAGAACCACTACATGGAGTTCTATAAAGCCTCTTTCTTTTACCAGTTTAATTAATGACGATTTATATATTGGTTTTGCTGATGGTATTGGATATTACAGTGGATACGCAGATGGTGCTTCAGGATATGAGGTTAGTTACTTCAGTCATCCTTTGTCTTTTGGTGATAGCTCTAAATTAAAGTTTGTAAAGAAAATAATATTAACTTTGTTTGATGGAGCAAATACTACTATTGCTTTGAACTGGGCTTATGATTATGCGGTTGACTATACTAAACAGGCATTTACTTTAGAAAGCACTTCTTCTGCTCAATATAATATTTCTGAATACAATACAATCGCAGAATACTCAACATCAGGCAGTTTAATTACCAGGCAATCTGTAAATGCTAGTGGTTCTGGTTCTGTTGTTTCTGTTGGTTTAGAAGCAACCATTAGTGGTAACTCTATAGCATTACAAGAAATAAATATTCATGCTCTTATTGGAAGGATGGTCTAATGTCAAATTACACTAAAACAACAAACTTTGCTGCTAAAGATTCGTTGGTTAGTGGTAACCCAGCAAAGATTGTAAAGGGTTCAGAGATAGATGCTGAGTTTACAAATATTGCTACCGCTATAGCTACTAAACTAGATTCTTCTACTTCTAGCTTTGTAAATCTTACTGTAACTGGGACTTTTACAGCCACAGTTGATGGGGGTACTTACTAATGGGATGGCTAACAGATGCTCTTACTAGCATAAATAACTATCTTGGAGGAAGTTTGGGGCCAAATAATAGTTCAATATTTGGAAGTTCTTTGGGAAAGCTTCTTTCTTCTGCTGGAAGTGCAATTCAAACTCAAAGATCTATTTCAGATATAGAAGATGCACAAAGAGCTGCTCTTCAGGGCTTAGTAGGCGCTCCAAGCACAGCCGCTGCTTTCCCTCAAGGTATTCTTTCGTCTGCATTAGGACAGATGCAGTTCCAACCTTATACAGTTACTACTGCTACTGGAGGAACAGTTACTCCTGGTGATGGTACTTTGCAGTATTCTTTGGGTGCTGGAGAGCAGGCTCTTACTTCTGGTTTGCTTTCAGATATAGAAAGAATGAGACAGGCTTTATCGCCTGAACAGCAAGCAGCTTTAGAGTCTCAGAGAATAGCTCAGCTAACAGCTTCTCCAGAAGAGTTAGCAGCCAGAGAGCAGTCTATCTTTGATAGATTGGAAGCTGCTCAGCAAGGCTCAAGGGAAAGGCAAAGATTAGCTTTAGAAGAAAGACTGTTAGGCCAAGGTAGGTTGGGAGTGAGAACATCTCAATATGGTGGAACTCCAGAGCAACTTGCTTTAGAAAAAGCTATACAAGAACAGCAAGCAGGATCTGCTGTATCAGCTATGGAGCAAGCAAGGGCAGAACAGGCATTACAATCACAACAAACACTGGCTGGATTACAACAAGCCTTTGGTCAGCAACAGGCAATGGCAGGGAATATTCCTGCTTTGTTAGGCGCTGCCTATTTGCCACAACAAGGACTGTTGGCATCTCTTGCTCCAACTACTGATATGTTAAGAATTCAATCTGCTCTTCAAGCTGGTGCTGGTGAACTTACTGCTGGACTTGGCGAATCTGCTCTTGAAGCTCAATTTAATTTTGAGGGATTGTCTAATGCTCTTAGACAGGCTCAGCTTTCAGGGCTGTTTAATCTTCTTGCGACTGGCGTTGCTAGGCCTTGATAACTTAAAAGATTACTGGATAAGCAAATGAACATAGATATTCAATCCCTGTTTAGAGATATTCTGGAAACTCCAGAGCAAAGACAACAAAGAGAGTTGGCTGAGACTACTTTGAGGTCTAGGGAGATGACTCGGAATATAACAAATCGTTATGCTGCTCCCTTTGCAGGAATGGTTCCAGGCTTTTTAAGTAATGTTAATAGAGCTACAACTGGTCTTGGTTCTGCTCTTGGATTAGATATGAGGTCTACTTCTGAGAAGGCCCAGGAGGCTTTGTCTGGTTTGGAATTAACAGATCCTCAGTCTGTTCAGAATACAGTTCAGATGCTTAGAAATGTTGGGCTTGGTTCTCAGGCTGCTCAGATTCTTAGAATGAGTACGCAAGCTATTCAAGAACAAGAAAGCACAAAAAGACAAGCAAAAATAGATCAATTAGCTATAGATGCTGCAGAACAACAAGTTGAGAGTCAACAAAGATATAGAGAGATTGGAGCCAGTCAATTAGAAGGAACAAAATATGATAATTATGTAGAAGGAATTAGAAATGGATCTGTTCCTATAGAAAGGATGGAATTGTTTTTAGATGAGATTAATGAAGAAGTAGATCCAATAAAACTAGATCTTATAACAGTATTAGACAAGGATGGAAGGTATCTACCATTACATTCCGATGGTTATGGAAATTATTTTGCTCTTGACGGCTCTAATATAAATCCAAATATCATTGATAGACCAGTTGATGTTAACTATACAGGTGATGCCAGAGACCTTGGAAACGCAACAGAGAGGCAAATGGAAAATTTGCTAAATACTAAGAGCGCAACAATGGTAGCAATAGGTGAGACAATAAATCTTATTAATGATTTACAAGATAGTCCAAATGCAAATACCGCTATTGCAAAGCTCTCTGGAAATGTTGCAGATATAGGACAAGAGATGAGGGCTTTGTTTCCAGCATTAAACGAAAATCTTATTAACCTGAACTCATATTCTGGCTATTTTGATGAACTTAACATTCAGTCTCAAGAGATGCGATCTAAAATGTTTGGATTAGCTTTAAGGGTTGCTGCTGCTACTGGGCTTGGAACAGGAAGATCATTAACTGATAAGGATATAGAGAATGCTTTAAGGATGATTGGCGCTAACAGAAGTGATCCTGGTGCAATTATTAATAATTTAGAAAGCATCATTGATAGATTAGAAAATGCCTATCAAATTCAATACGAAGTAGTTACAGGAAATCCATTTACTTTTAACTTAGACCCGAGATCTGCTACTGAGTCTTCTTCTGTGGCACAGCCAGGTGACTCAGGAACTGATCTTGGCGATGGTGTTTTTCTTAATTAGATCACCTGACATTTTGTTATAAAAGGATTAATCCTATGGCAGAAAAAAAAGTTTTCTCATTCACAGATACAGTTTCTGGTACAGACTTTGAATTACAGCTTGATTCTAACTCAACACGCGAAGAACTGCGTAAGGCTGCGAATGATTATTTGTTTAGTAAAGGCTTGAGGAGACCCTTAGAAGGCGATCCTGGAATGTCTAGGGGTGAAATTCTTAAAAATGTTATAGCTGATAGCGCAGTAGGGGCTTTACAGACTGCTGGGACAATTGTTGAAGGAGCAGTGAAACAACCAATAGTTGGGCTTTCTGGACTTTTTAGTGGTGGAATGTCAAAGATTACTGGTGGAGATTTTTTGGAAACTGCTGTCAATACAATGAATCAAGTATCTGGCAACATAAATTTTATTCCAACAAATAAAATGTCTGAGCAACAATTACAGACAATGGGAACTGTTTTACAACCTATTGCTGAAGGAATTGAATCAGCAGGAGCTTTTGCAACTGATGTGAGTGGATCTCCACTTTTAGGGGCAGGAGTAGTTACTTTGCTTGAGGTAGGGCCAGCACCATTTCTTGGTGGGCGCAATCCTGTTTCTCTTCGTATGCAAAAAAATACTGCAAACAGACAGGCTGCAGATATTGCAAGAATAGCTGGAATAGATCCTAGACTTAGCCCAGCAGATCAAGTTGCAGCAGTCCCTGTTCAAGCTGCTAGGATGGCTGCTGATAATAGACAAACAGCTCAAGGCTTTGGTCAAATAGCACAAGCGGTAAGAAATATTGAAAGAAATTCGAGACAGGCAGTTTCACAAATGTATGAGGCTGCTAAAGCGTCAGGGAAAGCTGAATTTGATCTTAATGTTCCTGAGGTTGCAAATGAGCTTAATGCTTTAAATCAATCTTTGGCTCATTCTGCTGCTGAATTTAATCTTAATGATTTGCCTCAAATAAAGAGAGTATTGAATGACTTTTCAAGACTAATTACTCCAGATAAAAACAAGATTGATTCTATTGAGATTCCACGCAGACTATCAAGCTTTCAGCGTCAAAATAATACCAGTAGAGGACAAGCTATATTGGAAAGGTTGGACGCAAGAAACAATCTACAGCGCGCAAGGGACAATCAACAAGTAAGAAGATCTGTTGTTGAGCTTAATGATATTGCCAATACTAGGAAAAGCCTTACAAAACTTACCAAGTCTACTGACAAGCCAACTTCTGGAGCTGCTACAGCCTTAAAGGCACAAATAGATGAATGGCTAGACGCTCAGTTTAATACTGATATGGTTTCTGGCTCTCCAGAAGCAATAATGAAATGGCAAAATGCAAATTTAGCTTTTAGAGAATACGCTTCTTTGTTTAGAGATAATAGGGATGGCGCAGGAAGGGCTATTGTCAACTTAACAAAAATGGATGCTACGCCAGAGCAAATAAGGCAATGGATTTATGGCAATAATGCTGTGGGAGCTGGATCTAATGCAGCTAATGTAGTTGACAGATTAAAATCTATTCTTGGCGAAAAATCTCAAGCTTTTGAGACTTTGAAAAGAGGAGCAATTTACGACATAGTTGAGCCTTTATTAAGACAGACAGTAGATTCTGGTGCAATACGAGATTTTCAGAAGAACTACAACAAATTTAACAAAATGCAACCATCTTTAAAAGAGTCTTTGCTTGGGGATAGCATTGAAGAAATAAGATCTCTTTCAAGAATACTGCAAGCTGGAGATTTTAGTATTGGCAAGCCACAATTAATAAAGGATGTTGATAGAACTTTAGCTAGAGTTCTTTATCCAGGGGCCAATGCTTTGGCAACAGGTTCAGCTAAATTATCAATATATGAAGGCATTATTAAAAGAGCAAGAGGTTTTGTTTTTGGCGAACCTAATGCCAGAGAAGTATATCTTAATAGGTTGGTTGGTGTAGATGTTGGTAGACCACTGATTAATGCTCAAGATGCAACCATTGCTGCAACTATTCAAGGAGCTTTAGAGGCAACCAATCAGTTTGATGAAGCTGAACAAATACTACTAAGCCAATAATATTTTCAACTTGATGACTCAATAAGTAGGTCAATGTAGTGTTTTGCCTTTCTCAAGTCTTCGATTCCTCCCTTAGACTTCCAACGAGAAATGTATTTCACTACATTGGCCTCACAATAATTTAAGTTGTTGCCCAGGATATACTCAATAGGCTGGATCTTCATATCCTTATAGTGATTACCACCAATCTGTTCTTCCTTAGCAGCCATTAGTGTAATTCCTTATCCTGTAGTTCATAAAAATATTCAGCCAGCACTTCATTCTCTTCTATAAAGTTCCCATATCTATAAAGCATATAACAAAGAGTGCCAATCATTCTTCTAGTATCTTCATCCATAGCATGGACATTATCCTCTATCCACTTCTCAGCTTCTTCTTCTGATACTGTGTCCATTTGATATCCTGCAAAATATATTTGCATTATAGCTGCGCCTCCATCTCTTTGTTCTCTTTCTTTAACTCTTTGATCTGTTCTTTTAGGTCTTCTCTATAAAATTTGACTGGCCTATTACAGTTAATAAGAAGCTGCTCACAGAAATCATCTCCATACATCTCTCTCATGTATTTAGAGTAATTCTCTCTAACAAGAGTTCTATGTTTCATTCCATACTGATTACAGCCAGCGCATTGAGGATGAATATTCTCTTCTAAAGTTTTGGTAGCTTTCTTCCCTCTTTCAATCCAGTGACCTCCCTGCATGTTCTTCCAGTGATACCACTTATGACAAGTAACACACTCTATAAATCCATTCTTATTGGCAGATAGAGCAGCCTTTAATCTGACCCTTTTTTGGAGAAGGACTGCAACTTCATCGACTAATGCGTTTAAACTTTTAATCTTCATAATTACTCGATAACAATGTCAGGTTCTGTTTCTGGTCTTGGGAGTTCATAGATTAAAGTAGAATGTCTCCCTCCCTCCTTTTTAAACACTATCATCTGCATTGCCTGGGTAGATCCATAGCCAGAAGATGAATGCCATCCATCAGGTGGAGGTAGAGCGGCAAACTTCTGAACTATACATCCATCTATCTCTTTAACATCTTGATGATGGTAATGACCTACAGCCCACATTCTTGATTTACTTCTTCCCCAGGCTTTAGGCATATCTCTTGCCATACATGAGACTAATCTTTCAGGGCGAATCTTGTCTCCATGATTTATGCCTATTAACCAATCTCCCCAGGCTAAGTAATGAAAATCACCATTAGTATCTAAGACTGTAACCCTCGGTTCATCCCTATAGTAAGCCTTTACTATCTCTTGAACACACACAGCTATATCAGGATTATGATTTCCCTTTGCTATTACGACAACTACTTTGGGAAACTTCTCTAACATTCTCGATACTGCATGGTTCATTGCTTGACCAGCCTTCCTAAGAACCCTAGAGAATCTCGTATCCGTATCTACAGGGGTTCCTTTAAAAGTCTTATTATGAGATGAGTTGCTGTGCATATAGTCACCAACGTCAACCAGGAGGCCAATAGAACTATTAGGAGATCTATCAACAAGGTCATCAATAGCGTCCCTCATAAGCTCTGTAGCAATGTCTGAATCATAGTCTGAGTGTTTAGTCTCATCAGCAGTAGCGTACATACCAAAATGTGAATCTCCTATAAAGATCCCGCTCATCAGGTTCTCTTCATAAGCTTTGATTGTGTTCCTTTCTGGCTTCTTTGGGGGAACACTATCTGTTAGTACCTCTATGAAGTCTTTAAGAGCCTGTTCATAGGCTTCTTTCTCTTTATCTACCTTTACCCACTTTAGCTTCTCTTCTCCAGTTTCAGAGTCTATTAATGTAGAAGTTCCTCTTACATAATATCCTGAAGGTACAAGGTGGGAGTTGTCTCCTCCTTTTGTCCAGCCTTTCTCTGCTGCTCTTTTTTCAACAGAGCTTCTGGCTGTGGAGAATGGGCTTAACGGATGGTTTAATGCTTTGGCAGCTTTCCTCTTGCTCCCTTCATCAATCCATGCTTGAAGTAATTTTCTCTGTAACTGAGTAGGCTCTCCAAGCTCAAGTATTTTTGGATCTGGGGGATCACTCTTGTGCATATCTGTCTCCTAGATATCATTTGTTTCCTCCAATTAAACCTTGGGTAGTGGACATATGACGGGGAACAGTAAGTTCACAGAGATTTCTTTTCGTTCTCCATGAGTCTCCTTAAACTTATTACAATATGTCCTAGATGGGTTGTACTCATCCTTCTGGTAATAGGGACATTCCCTACAGTTCTCAACATATAAGATGTCAGATATCTTTCTCACTTCCATAAATCCAAACCTCGCCACTATTAATATCTGGCCCCTGTATTTTTGTGATTGCGTCATGCCACATCTGAAAAGCCTTATT